GCCGCCAACGGCACCGCAACGCCGGCCACCGGCCCCCATTCAGCCGCCCCCATCTCTCGAAGCGTTTGATCGGCAACACCACCGGTGGTTGCAAGAGCCGCCGCTGTAGACCCAAAAGGCGACGCGCTCAGCAAAGCGCGCCCCATCTCGCCTGCGGTATTGCGCACGGCAGATCCAACGGCGGTCGGCGCATCTCCTGGCAGCCTCGAATAGGCAAGCAGCGCGTCCTTGTCCGACGCTTGCCTTGGCAGAAACCGAGACGCCAGCTTAGAGCCACTGCGCGCCAAGTTTGTGGCGAAGTTGGTCGCTATGGGGCCGGCTGCGTACTCCATCCCCGTCTGGGCGTACCGCTCTGCTACATTCTCAGGGTCATAGTTTAAGATCGGCGACAGCGCGGGTAGGTTTTCCGACGCCGCCTTAATAATTTCATCGGACTTCTGAGCCTTAAACTGTCGGGGCTTGCCGTCCTCAAAGAGCCACCCTGGCAGCTCGGTGTCCAGTGACATATCCAGACCTGTAAGCTCACTGATAAAGCTCAAAAGGTCAGGGATCGTGCCGGGATAGGCCGCCATGCTCCGCGCCGACCCGCTGCGAGCAGCCTTTAAGACGCCGGCAAGAGCGTCCGCCGTTGTTTTGCTCTGCGTCTCAGCCATCTTGTTAATTCCTCAGCTTATTTTTTAAGGCGATGACCACTTTGGAGGACAGGACATCCTGAATGTTGGGGTCCTCTCTATACAATTCTGCCAGGCTTTCGGCCTCTCCTGGCGTCATCCCCTTAATGTTTTCTGGCGTCAAATTGGCAGCCGGAATGTTATTGCCGCCAACAAGCACAGCCGTTTCGCCCGCTTTTTTCCGGGCCTGTTCCCTTTTTTCAAAATTGGCGACAACGACGCTGCCGTCGCTCTTCACTAGATCGGGGTTTATGCGAGAGGTGAATGTGACCGGGTTATCTAGCAGGCTCATGGACTTAATTTGCCCAAAGTTTTCCTGGTACGGAGCCTCGATCCGTTTCTGCTCCTTGATCAGCGAGGAGTAGACTTTTGATGTAAAAGAGGAGATCTCTTTGCGCTGAGCATCGCTAAGGCTGGCACCGTTTTTGACGTTTTCCACTTGCGTCAACAACTTTTCATAAAAGCCGGAGGTGTCCTGGAACGATCTCTTTTCGCCCTCCATCACGACGCCTTCTTCGACGAACTGCACGGCGAGCTTTAGCAGCATGAAGTCAGACACGCCGCCGCGTCCTTCGAGCGCCGGCAAAAGCTTGTTGTATGTCGCCTGCGCTTTGATGAAGGGCTTGCTGATCCCGTCAAGCTCTTTGCGCAAAGCCGCCATCTGTTGGATGTCCTCTCTCGAGCCCTCCCTTGCCAGCTTGAAAAATGCAGTCAAGCCCTCAAGCGGATTATCGGAGTTTATTGAGGATTCGATCATGGACCTCAGCATGAAGCCGCCGAAATTTGTCAGCCCCTTAAGCTGCTCTCGAACAGGGGCTGGAAGGCTCGCCAGTTTATTTTGAGCCGAGACCTCCGCATTAGTCGTCGCGGCAAGAACAGCATCTGCATTTTCGGGCGTGGCGGCAGCCAGGGCTGCGTATTCTTCATCATCCGAGCGATACGGAACCACGTCGCCAGAAAACGGGTCTACCGTGTCGGCTTGCGGTGTTGCCGATAGGCGCGAGGTGGCTGTGGGGACAACACTGCCGTAGTCCTGCTGCGCGACTAGGGCTGGATCAAGCGGCAACGAAGGGAGCGGCACGCCCAAGCTATCCGCTTCTTGTTGCATGGCCTGTTGCGTCGCGGCATCAAGCGCCCCTTGCGGCGCTGATGGGGCCGGGGCTGGTAGCGGCTCAGTCGCAACCGGCAAGCGCGGAGCAGCTAATGGAGCCGGGGCGGTTGGCACGCGTGCGTTGTTTTGCGCTGTGCGCACAGCTCGCGCGCCATTGGCCATCGCTACCGTCATCGGCTGAGTAAACGGGGTGACCCCCTGAAAGACATCAAGCACGCTCTGCGCTTGAGATCTATCTGCTTCTCGACGGCGTGCGGCTAGGTCCTTCTGGGCAAGATCCAGCTGAGCCGCTTGGGTCTGGAAGCCCAGCAGCCGCGACCGTTTTGCCTGCAGGTCCGCCTCGCGCTGAGCCTGGGCCATCTGCAGCAAATTCTGGCCGAGCGCTTGAGCGCCCTCGCCGAGCCCACCCAGAGCGTCAGGCGCTTGCCCAAGCGACGGGGCCGGAGCCTGTAGGCGCTGCGCTTGCCCCTGCGGCGCGAGCAGGCCGAGGTTAACGTAGGGCATCGGCTGCCGGAGCAGGCCGGGTGTCGCCATCGGAACTTGTGTCGCCATCATCAGTCTCCGCTAGCCGACCGACTGGCCGAAAGTGTTGATGAAGCCCCCGCCGCCTGCGCCCGCGGCCGCGGCGCCAAACAGGCCGAGACCTTGAGGCCCAAGGCCAGCCGCCAGAGTGCCCGCGCCGGCCAACAAGCTGCCGAGGTTAAAGCCGCCCGTGCGGATCGGAGCGCGCGTGGTAGACCCCATCGGCGTCTGACCCAGGATGCTTTGACCCAGCGCCAGCTGCGCGAGCGGATAGTTCTGCTCCTCCAGGAACTGCCGATAGGCGAGATCGAGGTTGCTCTGCGTCATCCCCTGCTCGGCAGCGCCGGCCTGTAGGAGCGCGTTGATCTGCCCCATGCGAGAGGCGTCCTGCGCCTGCTGGGCCACACCAAGCTGCCCCGCCGCCTGGCGCCGCGTCTCAGCCGCAACCATCTGGTTCGCAATGTCCTGCTGGCGAAGCTGCTGCGCGTTCGAGAAGCCGGCTTGGCGCAATTGAGCCGCCGTGTCTGCAGACTGCTTGGCGTATGCCTCGTTGGTCAGCGCAGCCTGGACGCCGGCGCGAGATCCGCCAAAAGCGCCAGCCGCCACGGCTTGATCATTAACGCCGAGCTGAGCCATCTGCCGCGCGCGGTCAATGTCAGCCAGCGATCGGCTGACGACCATGTCCTCGTAGGGGTTGTTATACGCGCTGAGATCAGCCCCCGCGATCTGACCGCCTTGGTACCCGGCCAGATCCCGCGCCACGCTCGCACCGTAGTCTCCCGCCGGCTGAAACCCCGCCAGCTGGTCGAGGCCCTGCTGCTGCCGCTGCGTGAAGTCGGCGATCAACGGACTCTGATAGCTGATATACGGTCGGTTCTGCAGCGTGGCAGCGGTTGCCAGCTGCCCCTCGGCGAATTTACGATACGGCTCCGGGATCTCCGTCGTCGTCGTCGCCGTCTTGGTCCCGCCTTTGCTCATGTCCGCAGCCCCTTTCTCAGCGCTACTCCGGCCTCGGTAAAACCGCGACCAGCCATCACTCTTCGCCAGCCGGGTCGGCCAACGATTTCCATCCGCTCGGCGTTATTCGCCCGAGCCCAGTCCTCAATATCGTCGTACATCCTCAAGCACTCAGCCATGTCGCCGCTCGCCAGCCAGACGCGGCAGGCTCGGCCTGACAGCGGATACTCGTAAAACTCAGTGATGATGTCCGAGCGCTCGCCCTGCCACCAATTGGCCTCACCGCCCTTCACCGCCTGCGCGACATGCTCAAGCGCGTGCGTGTCCCCGGCGAAATTCAGCGCCCGTTGCAGTCGATCTAGCCTGTCCATTAGCGCCCCTGCTGGTCTTCGATGAGCGTGCCTAAGACGTTGGCGACATCAGTCGCCGTGGCCGTGGAGGCGTCCAGCGTGCGGGTCGTCGCCGTCGTCGTCACCGTGAACTCGCCGGCTACACGCTCGCTGCTGCTGTCAAAAGCGGCATTGAGCGCGCGCACGAGATCCGCCGCCCAAATCTGCAAGCCGTCAGCAGACGAGGGCGGGTCAGGGAAGCGCGCGACCATCAGCGTGCAGCGTCCAGAAGCTCGACGTCGAAGCGCATCTTGCCGACGCGCCACGCAAGCTGCGCCGAGTTGCTCGACGCCTTGAACCGCAGGCTGCGGCCCGTGATCCGCGTATCCACCGTTGTCGTCGTGCTGATCACGTCATTGATCGCCCCGGCGGTCTCGCTGCCTTGCGGGTAGATCTTTGAAAAGAATTGCAGCTTGAGCGCGTTGGACACGTCGCTGTCGGTCAGCACGAAGTCCGGTATTGCCTGCCGGATCGCGTACAGGTTCTCGCCCTCGTCGATATAGGCCCCGCCGGTCTCGATCGAGTAGGCCAACGGGTTCCCGTCGTTTCCAGCGCCAGGGATCTCGTGGTTATAGATGTTGCCAGAACTATCGACCCCGATGGGGTTAAGCTCGATCGAGCGGTCGATCATGGCGGTGCGATCAAGCTCGCCTATCCACCAGACGTCGGCTCCCTCCTTGTACGACCAGACGACGACGCGATCGACCTCGGTGCTGCCGGCGCTGGGATACAGCCAGCCGACCTCACCGAACTCGGCATTGCAGAAGCCGACGATCTTTTGCCGCTGCGCAAGGTTGAGCCCTGGCCCCAGGTCGCCGTTGAACACATGCTTGGCGACCGGACACGGTAGACTGCGGACCACGCCGTCGTAATATTGGAATTGACCGTCCGCCATCCACGCGACGAACGTATCGCTGGCCGCAAACGCCTGCTGGCCGAGGATCGGGGCCGCTTCCGCCAGCTTGGTGAGCTGGAAGACGAACGCGCCGCCGACATGGCGCAAGGAATAGGCCGCCGTGTCAGTCCAGACCACGATCTCGGCCTTTGTCCTCGATGCCGCGCGGATCTCGCTGCCGTCCAGCAGCCGGACATCTCCCGCATCATTGGTCGAGGAAGCAGCCCAGGTCGTGAGCGTCCCCTGCGCGGCCCATCGGATCTTCATTGGGTCATCATCCGCGCCGAATGTGATCAGGTGCCGGCTCTGCGGGTTGACGATGATAAAATTGCACGGCGGCGCGTTGGTCACCTCGACAGCCCTGGTCGAGACACCGTTCGTCGCGTCCCATTGATAGATCGAGCCCTGCTGTCCTGGCGCACACAAGGCGTCCTCGCCGTAGGCTTGAATGCTCCAGACGCGCGGAGCCAGTTCGATCGTCGAGCTTGAGCGCGCCGTGTTCCAGGTGCTTTGCCCATACCCGCCGACGCCGTAGCCGTACTCGAACGTTCCGTCAGCCTCGCCGTTCACCAGGACGCCGCGCGCTGTCATGCTCGCGCCGCCCCCCGTCGCGGTCGAAGTCGCCGCCGAGGTCGCCTCGTAGGTGAATGTGTTGGCATCAACGACCGTGGCGACCGTGTGCTCGCCGTCGATCGTCAGGCCGCCGACCGTGCCGCTCGCGTTGTCCAACACCACGCGCTGACCAACGACCAGTTGGTGGGCCGTCGCAGTCACCGTCACCGTGGCATCGCCGTCCGTCGTCGCGATCGGGTCAGTGCCGAGAGAGATCGCCGCCGCCGCAAAGGGCGTGATGTCATTGACGACGCCGCCTTGCAGCACCTGAAGGTGGCTGTGCGTGCCGGCGAAAACATTACGCGTCCCATCCAGCTCAGCCGATGAAAGAAGCGTCCGCACCTTGCCCGTGAACGTGTCTTGCGTTTTCTTCTGCCACCCGCCGATGGTCTCAGCTTTTCCGTTGTAAAAACGCACAAGCGATCCGGCGGTGTAGCGGAACGGCGCATCGACGCCGGGTGCGTCGTCGGTGAAGATACCGGGCCTTGGCTCGAAGCTGACGAAAGTCATGCCGGCGCTCCTACCGCAAGATCACCGCGTGAGCTTCCCAGCCAGAGCAAGCGACCCCACTGGTGCTGGTATCGAGCTGCGCGAGGAACTGGAACTCCATCCCGCGATCCGTTCCGCCGAGCGCCTTGTCGGCGAGGTTGAACATGCAGCTCGCCGACAGAGGTGTATACGTCGAGCCGGTGCCACGGCGCTGATAGACCGCCTCGTAGGGGTACTGCCCGATGCTGCCGGGTGACCCGCTTTTCTGCTGGATGATCGCCGAGCACAGCGTCGTGGACGCGATCGTCGCAGTTAGGAACAGGTTGAGCGAGATCAACACCAGCTCAGTGCCGGCGGGAAAGACGATCTTGTTGTTGGCCGCGTCCGCCATCGAAAGCGGGTCGTGCGTCACGTCGCCAGAGGCGAAGGTCAGCAGAACCTCATTCGTCGTCGACGCCAGCGAGACCTCGGTCTCGGACGCGATCGTCACCGCCGGCATGATCGACAAGGGCTCGACATTGGTGCCGTCGCACCTCACCCAAACTGGCCGCGTGCTCGCCGGGATCACCACGCCCGTGCCGCCGCTCGTCTTGACCGTCACGCTGTATTGATAGGCGGTCGCCTGCGTGCAGCTGTTGGTGACG